AAGCCGAAGCCGCCGCCACTGCCCATCCTCACCCTGCCCATGTCGCTCGTCACCCAGCGCGAGAGCCACTACGAGGCCGACAACCTGGTGCGATGGCTCACGACGGGCATCAACTGGGACGGAGTGCAGCGGCACCGCATCGCCGAGATGCTCCACGCCTACCACATCGGCCACAGCCGCGCACGCTTCGACTACACCGAGCGGCCCTGGGGGCAGAGCACGCACCACTTCACCGTCTTCTGGGAGATTGACGACCGCGGGCAGGTGCGCACGGCCAAGATGATGAAGTACAAGCCAGACGGCCACCGCGACCGCGACTCCTACAACAACTTCACATGGATGCACGCCATGCTCCGCAAGCCACGCATCAAGCGCGACCAGTGGGGCAACGCCGTGACCGAGACGAAGACCGAGGCCGACGGCACACAGCGCGAAGTGCCGGTGATGGTACAGCCGTTCCGCAACCTCTTCGATGAAGACAAGCAGCGCGTGGAGCACTGCCTGTTCGGTCTGCACCTCATCGACACCTATGGCCGACAAGCCACCGTCAACATCGTGGAGAGCGAGAAGACCGCCCTGCTGATGGCCATCGCCTACGGCAACCACCAACTCAACGTGTGGATGGCGTGCGGCGGCGAGGGCAACCTGACACGCGAGCGACTGGCACCCATCATCAACCGCCGCCGCCGCATCATCCTCTACCCTGACCGCGACGGCATCGAGAAGTGGCAGCAGAAAGCCCGCGAGATAGGCTACGACCTGCTCACCGTTGACACCACGCCCGTCACGAAATGGTGGCAGGAGAGCGACGGCCCCAAAGCCGACATCGCCGACGTGGTGATCAGGCACATCAACACTCACACCCACATCCGCAGCATCGAAGAAGAGCCCGCGGTGAGGGAATTGATAGAAAAGTTAGACCTTGAAGAAGTAAAAGACGAACCGAAATGACAATGCAAATAATATCCTTAGTTTTGATGGTGCTGACTTCGATAGCCTTTGGCTTTCATATTGGATTACACATAGGCATGAAACGAGGTATCGAGATTTCAATAGAAACAGCCATCAAGGAAACAATCAAAAGCATCAACAAAGAATTTGAAAAGTTGGGGATGTCCGACCAATTCAAGACCATCGTCAACAAAATCTTTGACAGCAAGAAAATCAACCTATGGGAGAACGAAGAATGAAAATCCTTGATTTAGTCCTAAAAGGGAAATGGTACGACATGGAAGTAAGTGGAGAGAAGCCCGAAGAATATAGGGAAATCAAAGGTCATTGGATTCATCGCCTTTTGAGAGGCGGTTATATCAGAAACACGATTCCTTTATTTCAGCAATACACTCACGCCCGCATTCGCCGTGGATATACGAACATCACAGCATTGTTTCCTATTAAAGAAATAACAATCGGCTACGGCAACCCAGATTGGGGTGCGCCGATCGATCGTGAAGTATTCATCATTAAACTTGGAAAACGGGAGGATCAAACCTATGCAAAAAAACTCTGACCAATTCGAGCAATTAGGCACCAAAATCGACCCTGCCATGGCCGAGGTGCTCAATGCCGTGTGCGACTCGCTCCAGGTGGACATTTACCACCTGCTGCAATGGTTCTGCTACACCCTCATCCGGGCGGCGGCTCCAATGCACCGGCTCGACCCACGCATCCAGAAGTTGATGACCATGATGGAAAGCGACTCCGGCTGGCAGCACGCCTTCAACCTGGCCAACCGCTCACGGCTGCGCATCGCCCAGTGCATCCTCATCCTCGAGCAGGAAAAACGCCGTGGACTGGGAGCCGTGATGATCGACTGTCCGTTCTTCCACGAGGCGCGGCAGACGGAGTGCGTCGATGACATCCTCGAGCGCGTGGCCGAAGTCACCATGCCGGGCGTATATCGTCGGCTCCGCATGATGGGCGCGAAGATGGGCTGTCAGAACCTCATGGACGTGCTGCTCACCCTCATCGACGCACAGACCATCATCGACCTCGACGAAGCCGACCGTGCCGAAGGGCCGCAGATGGGCGACCGTGCCGACAATGGCCGACCCTACGCCTACGGCAAGCGCACCAAGGCCAAGCAGCGGCGCACCGTCGACGGAGAGGCCAACCGCCAGCAGCGCATACAGTTCGGCAACGAGCAAATCACCACCGACAACGACACCGCCCGCGATCTCGAAGAGAAGACGGGCTTCAAACCCTTTGGCTCAGAATGGTAGATATTAGACCCGACCGCAAAGGCCGCACATGGATCATCACCCGAACCGACGGCGAAGGCTTCCACCATCAGCTCAACATCACCGAGCAGGAGATGGACGAACTCACCCGCCTGTGGACTGAAAGGATAGACCAATGAGCAGAGACCCACGATACCAGCGACTACTCAACGACCGCCGATGGCGCGAACTCCGCATTGCCTACCTCCGCGAGCATCCCCTCTGTGAGCGGTGCATCCGCGAGGGCAAGGCGGCAGGAGTGCCCGAAGGCTACATCACCCCAGCCATCGACGTGCATCACCGCGTGCCAGTCGAAACGGCGAAGACACTCCAGGAGATGGAACGCCTCGCCTACGACTGGAACAACCTCGAAGCCCTCTGCATCCCCTGCCACTGTAAGACCCACCAGGAACTCGGGCGAGGCAAGGCGATGTCGAAACAACGTGCCGCCCAACGCTTCGACCGATGGCGCGACAACCTGACAAAACGTTTCACACAACAAAACAACAACGACAATGGACAACATCAAGACACCCAACATGGAGGTGACGGGCCTCGATGAACTGAGCAAGAAACTCGACCGCCTGCAAGCCCACGACTCCCAGATGGAGCAGCGCATCACCAAGATCATCCGCGAAGCCATCAAGGCGGCACGCTCCATGGTGACACAGGATGCCAAGGGAGCCGTCGGAAACGACCCACGCCACGCCTACAAGGCCGTGCGCACCATGGTCTATAAGCGCATCCTCGGCGGCAACATCAACATCCTCCAGAAGCGCAAGGCTGGCAGCGGCAAGAGCGGATACGAGCCACCGCGCACCCTGCGACCAGGGCAGCGAGGCGGCAACCGCGTGCCACGCTCGGCACGCACACAGCAGATGATGGACTACGAGGGCAGCGACCGCGGCTTCATCCTCCGCTTCCTCAACAGCGGCACAGGGCAGCGCACCGCCGGCACACGCAACGGAAGGCTACACGGCAACCGTGGCAGCATCGCCGCCCGCAACTGGTTCCCGTCTTCAGGACAACGTGCCATGAATGCCGCCGCGCAATACATCATCGACGAAATCGACCGACTGATAGCCGAGGAGTTCGGGAAGTAGCAAACATAGAAAGGATAAGACTATGAAAAAGAAACCTTCATACATCAACTGGGATAAGTGCATACATATCCATGCCTGTCGAAGATTTGCAACCATAGTTGAAAGGAAGACAGGAAAGAAAATAGCAAGAGGATGCGGAAAGTACTGCGAAGCATACGAAGAACACAATGAGAAAACCATCGATAAGGCTTGCGAATGGCTTGAAGGCCATATCTGTGACTATGTTCATACTGAATATATACCAGAGTTGGACAATTATCCCGAGTTCTGGGTTGATTCATCGCTCTCTGATGACTTCAAAGAGGCTATGCTCGACGATGAGTGACCGACCCCCGACCCGACGGGCGACCTCGCCCGACCCCCGGGGCCTCATTTTTTCCCGACCCCCCTGACTTTCCCAAATCCCATTCCACCCTTCGGAGTTGACACGGGATTTTTCCAAAATCCTATTTTTCCCGCATCGTAACATACAATCGCAAGATTTCACATTCGCACATTATAACCAAAACGCAACATAATAACGAATAAATGCCAAAATCATACTACACCCCCCGAAAATTGCCGCCAGAGCAGCCCGACCGATGCGAACTGTGCCCACTTGTCGGTATCATCCCCGAAAATGAGCGTCGTGAAGGACTGCGAGAGCGTTATTACTGCCTCGGGATATTCGAGGCGATGACCGACGAGAACGGCCACCCCATACTCGACGAAAAGGGAGAGCAGCGGATGTCGTTCCCACGGCTGAAATCGAAAGGCATCACCGTGTCGGCAAAGGCCGTGAAGCAAGGAGGCCACAAACTACACCGACCATGCGACATGCTATGGCAAGCGTGGATGACATTGCCAGGCCGATACTTTGGCATGCCGACCCACACCTACACGAAATACCGGCTGCCATACGAATATGAGCAGCAGACAAAGAAATTTCCAAAATTCAAATTCAAGAAATGAAAAAGACACTAAAGGAAGCACTCAACACCGCCGCCAAGAAATGGGCGAAGCAGGAAGCAGCAGGCGACGAGCGCGTGATAGAGGCATACATCAAAGGTGCAAAGTGGTGGATGACCAACGCACGGAAAGCCATCGCAGAATATGAGAAGGACATGACCGAGGCACTCATCGACCGAAACGGAGCCATCAGCCCATGGGAGAAACTACAAATCAAGAAGACCGCCAGGCTATGGTACAACCGCGACCGACTGGCCGACGAACTCGACATGGAAGAATCATTCATGCGGCTCGGGCAGGGCAGCACGAAGCAACTCACCGAAACCATCGACCCACGGCTCACCCTGTTGGAGAAATTCGACCGCACACTCACGGCAGACCTGACAGCAATAGGACTGAATTACAATGCCAC